GAAGATGCCTGCTGTTGTTCAGACCAATCATCATAATATAGACGGATGTGTCAGACTGTGGAATTTAGCCAAATCAGCAGGGGTAAAACCTATTCTTGGCTGCGAGCTTTATACAGTTAAAGACCACACAGTCAAGGTAGAAAATGAAAAGAGATACCACATTACTGTTTTGGTTAAGAACAAAAAGGGATTTGCGAATCTGTGCAGGCTGTTAACTATTTCCTGGTTGGAAGGACTGAACAAAAAGCCAAGGATTTCTCTGGACAAGATATTAGAATGTGGAGAGGGATTGATTGTTTTGTCTGGGTGTAGCACTTCTCCGTTTAATGTTTATCCAGAATATGTGAAAAAGTTTGTAGATGTTTTTGGTGAGGATTTTTATTTCGAAATAATGCCATTTCCTAACGATTTTGTTGGAGAGAGACCAGATGATTGGTATTTCTTTGAACACCTAAAAAGAGTGAAAGAATTTAGCAAAAAGTATAATCGTGAGCTGGTGATGACTAATGATGTGCATTATTTAGAGGACAGTCATCACTATTTTCGTGAAATCGTCAAGCGCATTCAATTCAACAAAAAACTCAGCGACCCTACTTACATCCCCACAGCTGTTCAAGGTTTGTCTCTGAAATCTCGTGAAGAGATTAAGCAACTAGCTCTGCAACAAGGAATATTTGACGAATGGGAAATTGAAAAAGCGTTGGATAATACCTTGAAAATTGTAGAAAAGATAGAGTTTGAGTTGGAAAAATATGAGCCAGTTCTTCCTGTTCCAGAAGAATATTCCGGAATCAACGAGCACGATGCTTTAAAGGATTTATGTTGGAAAGGATTGAGAAAATTAGGTAAAGACAAAGACCCTGCTTATGTAGAAAGACTGAATATGGAGCTGGAAAGAATTATACCGAAATTTACTACTTATTTTTTGATTGTCCACGAGATGGTGAATTGGGCAAAAAGCAGCGACATATATGTTGGTCCTGGACGGGGGTCAGTAGGTGGCTCTTTGGTTGCGTATGCTCTTGGAATTACAAATGTTGACCCATTGAAATACGATTTGCTATTTGAGAGGTTTATTTCCGAAGGTAGGATTGACCTGCCAGATATAGATATGGATTTTGAGGACACTAAAAGAGATAAAATCATACAGCACCTGAAAGAGAAGTATGGAGAGCATAATGTTGCGTTGGTTTCTACATTTTCGACTCTGCGTGGCAGAATGGTAATTAGGGACGTTGGAAGAATATGCGAATTGCCTGTTTCTGACATCGAGAGTTTGGTTGGTGTTGTTATTCCGAGACAATCAGGAGATTCAAGAGCAGACTTAACAGCAGAGGATGCATTTATTCATTTTGAAGTTGGTAAAAAGTTCAAAAATAAGTACCCACAAATAGCTGAATGTATAGTCAATTTAGAAGGATTAAACAGACAAAAAGGTGTGCACGCTGCTGGAGTTGTGGTGCACGCTGAAGATTTGAGATTGTGTGGCAAGTGTGTATTAGAAATTGCCAAGGAAGGCACAGTAGTCAACTGGGACAAGAGAGATTTGGAACATTTTGGATTCACAAAATATGATATTCTTGGATTGAAAACTCTGTCTGTACTGCGTTCTGCTACGAAGCTGATAAAGGAAAATTACGGTAAAGACATCGATTTATGGAATATGGAATTCAACGACTCAAAGGTGTATGAGCTGCTGTCTTCTGGTGAAACATTTGGGGTGTTCCAATTTCAAAGCATCAGTCTGCAAAAGTTTTCAAAACAAATTGGAATATCCAACTTTAAAGAACTTTACGACCTGTCTGCGTTGCACCGACCCAGCGGAATAAAAAGTGGAATGATTACACAGTATGAAAGAAGGAAAAGGGGTTATGAGGAAGTTGTTTACCCTCATCCGTTATTAGAGCCCATTTTGAGGGATACTTATGGGTTACCAGTTTATCAGGAGCAGGTGATGTATATATTGCATATGGCTGGTATCCCTTGGAAAACTGTAGATTATGTGCGTAAAATAATTTCCAAATCACAAGGTGTGGAACAAATGTTGAAGTTCCGAGAGATGTATGTGAAAGGATGTTTAGAAAAAGGATTACTCAATGAGGAAGAAGCTAATAAGGTTTTTGACATCATTGCTCACTTCGGGTCATACGGTTTCAATAAATCCCACTGTGTCGCTTATTCTATGTTGACTTATTACACAGCGTGGTTAAAAAGATATTACCCCAAGGAATACTTTTGTGCTTATCTTATGCACAGAGGTGAGGAAGAGTTGGTGTTAAGAGAGCTGAAAAAGTTAGGAGTGAGTGTCAAGCTCCCTCACGTGAATGTTAGTGATGTGTCTTGGAGTATGAAGAACAAAGAAATTGTGTGTGGGCTGTCTGCTATAAAGGGATTAGGAGAGAAGATATCCTCCAAAATAGTGGAAGAAAGAGAAAAGCGAGGTGAATACACCTCAATTGAAGATTTTGCCAAACGAACTGGTGTTGGAAAGTCTGTTTTGGAACTTTTGTCCAAAGCAGGAGCTTTGGATGGACTGCTTCCAGAGGATATGAGTGCGTCCTTGTTTGGAAAGACAGACCCAGATGTTCCAAAAGTTAGTGAAAAAGAAAAATTAAGCGAGATTGTAGAAGTTATGCCATTTTTGCAGATGCTGGATGTTTTTGGAGGATATAGGAGACTTGTTGAGCATCTAAAAAGCATTTGGAGCGCAGAAGGTGGCAAGATTACTAAATCTGTCGAAGTTGATGCTTCAAACCCATTCCAAGAAAAACTGTATTTGTTTGGGCAATTGGGAGTGATTAAATACGGGTATCGTGAAAATGTCAGAGAGGTTGCTGGAACTGCAGACAACTTGGGAGCAGCGTATGTGTATCTCACAGATGACGATGGACATATAATGGTTGTTATTCCGGAAGAAGAGGTGCTGAATAATCAGGAATATGTAGCCAGTTTGGGTGGTAGGGTGGTGATTGTAGAATCGTTCCAAAAGCGTCGCAGGTCTAATGTTGTTTCTACAAAAATATGGAAGATGGAAGAAGTATCCAAAGGTAATATTTCAGGACTGCCTATAAATTTTTTCCAAGAGGTGGATGCTGGTATTATGAATGCTCTGAAGGAGTTGAAATGCATTAACAGGTGCTCTGCTGTTGGTAATTACGTTCCCGCAGAAGTTGGAAAGTACAGAATTATGATAGTTGGAGAAGCTCCTGGTAATGAAGAAAACAAAACTGGCAGACCATTTGTAGGTCGTGCTGGAAAATTGCTTTTTGACGCTTTGAGTAACTATGGACTGGTGAGGGAAATGTTTTGCATTTCTAATGTTATGAAATGCTTGCCTTCTGCAACTGGGAAGATTACCAACCAGAATGATGTGAATAAATGTTTTTCCAATTTTTTGAAAAGAGAAATTGAAATTATCCAACCCACCGTGATATTATGTCTTGGAGGAACTTTTGCTAAGCTACTCGGCAAAAAGAACATCACCAGCTGCGCAGGAGTAGTGGAGTGGAATGAAAATGTTGGATGCTTTGTGGTATATTGCTTGCATCCAGCATCTGTTCTTTACCACAGAGAAAACGAAAAGATGTTCCTTTTAGGTGTAGAGAACTTTGCGAGATTGTTGTGCAAGGAGGAGTTGATTAAGGTAGAAACTGGTGAAACAGATGCTAAAGTTGAAGAACAGGAATATGAGTATGAAGAATGATGCTTTATTCACAGGTGATAAGCTGGTTTGCATTTTGGATGGAAGCAATTTTGCATACAGAGCATCTGTTTTGGAGTTGAAAGCTGGGGAACTCCAAACTGGTGTGATTTATGGATTTTGTAGAATGCTGCTGTCTATGGACAAAAGGTTTGATTTTGATGAGTATTACGTGTGTTGGGATAGAGGCATTTCTCCGAGAAGGAGAAAAGTTTTCCAGAACTATAAGAAAAAAGAACTCACAGATGAAGAAAGAGCAAGGAGACAAATAATCAAACAGCAGATGTCTGTGTGTGAGGAGATTGTTCAGATATTAGGATTGTGTTCCATAAGTATAGAAGGTTCAGAAGCTGATGACGTTATCGCTGTTCTTGCTCAGACTGATATTGTTCCTGGCCGTAAAATCATAGTTTCTTCAGACAGAGACCTTTTGCAGTTGGTGTCCAAAAATGTGGATGTTTGGAATCCTATCACTGACGCTTATATCACTTTGGATAATTTCGAGGCAGTGGTAGGAGTGAAGTTGGAAGATTATGTTTTGTTTAGAGCTATGATTGGAGATGCTTCTGACCGCATTCCAGGTGTAAAAGGCATAGGTGAGGTGAGAGCTAAAAAGGTTTTAGCAAATGGTTTGGAAAATGTTTTGAACAGAAATGATAACTTGTCCAAAATGGTCAGAGAAAATTTGAATAGAATAGCGGACAATTGTGAACTTATATCCTTGAGCAGAGTTTTGGATGATGCGGATTTTGTGTATTCTGTTGAGAAGATTGTTGGAGAATACAAAGGCAAGGTGCACAGTGTTGATTTTTCCAAATTGAGTTCTGTATTAGAGAGTTACCAGATTGAAAGTTTGGATGTATGTGATTTTGAAAGGTTTGTGAAAATGAGTTAGCTAATACAGGAGGAGGAGAAAAAGTGGAAGACAAAACTGAAGTCAGAAAGTTGCTACATTCAGAAAAAGTGCTGTATTTGAATAGTTTTGAATTGGTCAGTTATTACATCAAGAGACGTTACCCCAAAGGACTTATAGCTGTGGTTATGACCGAATCTTTGGAAGGTTTTGATTTGTCTACGAAAGAATGTAAAGAATTCCTAAAGTTTTTTGGCATCAATCGTTTTGCTCCTACAGCTTTTGATTATGTTTTGAAAAAAATTAAGAAAAAGGATTTGGAAAGGATTCGCAGCTTCAAGGGAATAGGATATGTTATGGTGTTTAAGGACGGAAAATTCATATACGAAAATGTTTGAAAGGAGGTGAAAAAATATGGAACTGGTAGATTTGATGTCAAAAGTTTCTGTTAAAATTGGAGGTAGAGAATATACCTTTGACGTTGCTAAAGAGCTGGCTATAGACATCAACGACCTGAATAAAGAGTTGAGTGAACAGCCTGGCAAATATGCTTTTTGGTCTGCTTTGTCCACCGCTTTGGAGGATGAATATGCCAGATTAAAACTGATTGTTCAAAGCAAAAAGGCTGAAAAATACAAGCAGATTAAACAGAAATTATTAGATGAGAACAAAAAGGTGACCGAGGCACAGTTGGAAAATGAGCTAGCTTCTGACCCCGAAATTTTGCAGTTGGAACAGTTGATTATAGAAAAAGAGAGGGATAGGAATATAGTCAGAGCAGTCAGAGATGCCTTTGTTCAAAGGAAGGATTCGCTGGTAACCATTGCTTTGAATATGAGAGTGGAAAAGGACGCAGAATTGAGATTTGTGTTAGGAAATAAAGAGAGATGATTAAAATTGAGTTAGTTAGAACAAAAGGAGGGAAAAATGGCTAATGCAAATATAAATCCGCAAGAAATAAACGAATACTTGAGAGAGGCTGGAAGGATATTATCCTCTCAAACCAAGAGAGAGGAACTTTGGGCTCCAGAAGAGGGAGAAAATGTTATCAGGATACTCCCTCGTCCAGGAACTATAAAGTTCTGGATTACTATGGGCTGGCATTACGGAGTAGGAATCATTGGTTCTCAAGCTTATGTGTGTCCCTACGTAACGCTGGGACAACCTTGTCCCATATGTGAGATGTCGGCTGAACTCCACGCATCCGAAGACGAAGCTGATGAGGAAGTAGCACGACAACTCTATGTTAAAACCAAATATGTAATGAACATCATAGATAGGAAGACAAACAGTGTTAAGCTTTTCACTGCCAGCAGAAAGCTGTTCAGTCTGATTTTGAGGCACTACAAGCCAGGTGCGTTAGACTTGCAAGTTTTGTCTGGATTGAAGCTGTCTTCGGTAGCTTGTGATTTTACAGATTTACAGAATGGCAAGGATATCATTATTGAGAGAATTAGCACTGGCAAGATGGCTTATGAGGTCAGCTATTCTGTTATGCTTGGTCAGCAAAGCTCTGTTGACCCATCTGTGCTAAAACATCTCATAGACCCGCTGGCTATATTTCCTATTTACAGTTATGAGGATTTGAAGAGGGTGATGCTGAAAGAAGCTGTTGATTTAACAAAAGCCAAGATTTTGAACATAGACAAAATTTTGAATTACTCTGTGACACAAACACAAGAGAGTGAAGAACCAGCTACAGAAGCGGAAAGATTAGTTCCTACACCTCATCAGTTGGAAGATGTTCAGTATCCAGCACCCAAAGCAGTTTCTCAACCACAACCTGCTCAACCATCAGTTGCTCCTCCGACCAAAAAAACACCAAAATGTTTTGGGATAGAGTACGAAGAACACGATTTACAATGCAAACAGTGTGAGTATAAAGAATTGTGTGTTGCAGAGTTCAAAAAGAACAATCCAGCTTACACTGCACCGAGTGAGACACCATCTACTGAAGTTGGAAACGGACTTTCTCCAGAAGAAAGGATTAAAAAGGCATTAGAAAGGAGGAAAAAATAGTAAGGAGCGAATATGGAAAAAGACAAAAAGGATATATTTGAGAGTTTTTTGAATGAGCTAAACAAAAAGAAAGAAGAACCTTTAGCTTTTACCTTATCTTCTCCTGACATAGCAGCAAGTGTAAAAAGGTGGTTGAGCACGGGTGTTTTGGCTATAGATAGAGCAATTGGTCAGGGTATTCCTTCTGGAAGAATGACGGAGGTCTATGGAGATTTTTCTTCTGGCAAGACCTTGTTAGCTATGCAGCTGGTCAGAGAGGCACAAAAAGCTGGATACGTCTCGGTGGTAATAGATACAGAAGCCTCTTTTTCGGTAGACTTGGCTAAAAATATTGGCGTTGGATTGGACAAGGTAATATATCTTTCTCCAGAAAGCATAGAAGAGGTTTTTGAATCTATTGAGAAAATCCTTGATATCCAGAGTCAGAATGCTCTTGGTGTTCCTGTGTTGATAGTTTGGGACAGTGTAGCTGCAACTCCTTGTGTTCACGAAATAGAAAATCCCGTTGGAACACCAGAGATGGGACTGCGAGCAAGATTGATAAGCCAGGGATTGAGAAAAATAGTTTCTCGTATCGCTAAGCAGGATGTGTTCTTGTTTTTTGTCAACCAGATAAGAGAAAGTATGGATGCTTTTGGAGAGAAGTTCTTTACTCCCGGAGGCAAGGCTGTTAAATTCCACGCTTCTGTGAGATTATTCATAAAAGTTGGAGAGGATATAAAAGATGGAGATAAAGTAATAGGTAAGCGTGGAAAGATAAAAGTAACCAAAAACAAAGTATATCCTCCGTTCAAAGAAGTAGAATTTGAAATATATTTTGATAAAGGCATTCCAAAATATTCTGGTTTGGCTAAGCTTCTCGCTAATGAGGGCGTAATAACACAAAAAGGTGGTGGATGGTATGAATACAAAGGTATAAGTTTCAGAGCCGAAGAAATTGGAAAAATAGAGCATTTGCTCTTCCAAAAACAAGGAGAAAAGAGTGATTGAGATTGTTTTGGCAACCAATCTGCCAGAAACAGGATATAGGTTTTTATGTTTTTCTGATTTGCATCTTGATGATTACGGACAAGACATAAACCAGCCAGGAAAATACCGAGACAGAATGGAAATTCTGGTTAAAATATTCGCTTATGCTGTTGAGAACGAGATAGCTGATATATGGTGTTTGGGAGACCTTTTCCACTCCAGAACCAAGATTTCTATTCCTCTGATTCACGATTTTTCCAATTTTCTTGACGCTGTGTATGAGAATTGTCCTGGTGTTGTGCTGAATGTAGTTTTGGGCAATCACGACTCTTACCTGCGAGACCCAGAAATGAACTCTTTGTCAGCTTTTAGAAGGGGTAATTTTAAAACGATTGATTCCATTACCTATTTTAAGAATAAGAGAATTGTAGCTGTTCCATTTGGAAATTTTTCTTTGAATAGTGCTGCTGAATGTCCTGATGTTTTGTTTTTTATGCACACAGAGTTTTTAGGTGCTGAAAATAATGGGTATAAGGTTATGAAATCTGATTATGACCCAAAATTATTCAAAAGTGGTGTGGTTTTGAGTGGGCATTATCACAAAATGCAATTTGTTACAGACAATGTGATGTATGTAGGAGCAGCAATCCAACATAATTTTGGGGAAGCTGGTAATCCAACAGTTTTTTGGGATTGTGTTCTGGATGGAAACAAGTTATATATGAAAAGTGTAGATTGTGTTTCCCCAAGATATGTGATTTTGAACATTAGCAATATGGCAGTTGAAGAATTTGGACAGAAACACATATCTATAAATCGTGAAGAGGTGTTAGGTAATTATGTCAGACTGGTTGCAAACAAAGAGGACTATAGAATGGCTGTGGATATAGCAAAAGAATTTTTTGGAATGTGTAGGTCTGTGGAAATAGAAATTAAACAGCCAGAAGTGTCTGATGCTGTCAATCCAATTGTTCCAGAACTGGTTGAGAAAAAAGTTATAGACCCTGTTGTTGAATATTTGAAAATCAAAAAGATGGATGACCCAGAATATTTAGCAATTGCCAGAGAAATTATTCAAGAAGTGGAAAACGAAGGAGGAAAACTATGATAATCAAACCTAAACAATTGCATATTAAGAACTTTTTGTCTTTTGAGGATGCTGTGTTCAACTTTCCAGACAGTGGCATATATTTTGTTGAGGGCATTAACGAAGACGAAGGTGGTAGCAATGGTTCAGGTAAATCTGCACTTTTTGAAGCTCTGGTTTATCTGTTCTACGATAGGCTAATTAGGTCTTCCAGTTCTGTTGATGCTGTGAGGAAAGGTTGCCAGAATTGTGAAGTATCTTTGATAGCAGAAGTGGATGGAAAGGAATTTGAAATATGCAGAAGACGTGGTGGTAAGAAAGAACTGCTTGTAAATCAAAAACCGGTGAGCGATGAAAACTTGGTTAATTGGCTGGGAATTGGTTATGACGAGTTTGTTGGCTCAGTTATATTCGGTCAGGGAATAACAAAGACATTCGCTAATTCCACTGACTATGAGAGGAAGGAAATTTTGTCTGACATATTAGCACTTTCTAAATACTTGAGAGCTGCTGAAATATGCAGAGAAAAAGCTAAGGAAATAAAGGAAAAAATTAATGAAATTGTGACAGGAACA